AACAACTGTCTTTTTACAATAATTGCGGACAGCGAGTTCGGGATTGTCACGAAGGTACTCACGCATAAATTGCTTGTCCTTCCAACAATCGTAACCGAGTCGCTGTCCCCAATAGTGATAAGCGTCAGCGGGAATTTCGGCAATCTTTCGTCCGAGGCCAGCAATGTCGTTTGCCTCGTGAGTATGACCGAAATGCCCGATTTGCTTTGCTTCAGCCCTAGCGTATGCTTCCTTCTTCCTCCAGCCGTGGATGAGTTCCAACTCCATCTGTTTGTGCAGATGGGGCGGGATAATCTCAACCAGCGACTGGACGAAGTCGTTAGCCACTATTAGGCGGTGAAGTCGAACTTAGCGAGACCGAGCGGGTTCTTGACGATGCAAGTAGCGACAGCCTCAATCAGGCGAGCAGGGCCACCACCATTGTCGGTGAGTTCCTTGACCTGAGCGATGTTGCCACCATAACCAACGCCAACCAAGTCCATATTCAGCAGGTAACCGCAGAAGTTGTTCTTGAGGAAGAGCGAGGTGTGCAGACGGATAGAACCGAAGTCACCTTCAAAGACATCGATGCTCGACTTGTAGGAGGACTGACCCTGCTCTCTGTTAAGAGTGCGAATCTGGCTCGCAGTGTTGTCATCGAGGTTCTGGCGGGTCGTGTAAGTCAGGGCTGTGAAAGCCTGCTTCAGTTTGTAGCCAACAAGACCATCGAAGGACTGAGTTCTGCCAGTCTGGTTGTAAACAGAAGCCAGAATGTTCTGACAGGTGTTTTCATCAAGGGCGGCAGTACCGACAGTCGAGATGGAGTCCGTGGGGGTACGGAAGTTAGACGGAATGGCGAGGTAGGTATCACCAGTGAAGTCGTTCTTAATCCACGAGTCGAGACCACGAGTGGCGTAGCCCTGAGCAACACCATTATCAGCCTTGGGCAGATTAGCGGAGCAGAGGGTCTTTTCCATCTTACGCTTCAGGATTTCGGTGGCCTTAGCGACATTGTTCGACAGTTCAGACTTAACGCCAGCAACGACAGCGATGTCGGTGGTCAGCGGAGAAACACGAGTGGCTTCTCTGAAAATCTGAATGTGGTTGGAGAGTTCGTAGCGGTACTGGACTTCCTGAGGAGTACCGACATTGTCACGAACGAAGTTCTTGATAGAAGAGCCGTTCGGGTCAACATCCGTACCATCAACGATACCAGCCTGTTCAGCGGAGACCGAGGGGAGAGAGTCAACCTGCCAGCGGAACAGAGTGTTGCCAGGTTTAGCAACCTTCGGAGCCATCGAGGTGAAGGGAGTGCTCTTCGCATCAATCATCGAGATGAGGTCAGCGAGGGCTTCCCGCTTACCAGAGTTAATATTTCTTTCTGTGAGACTTGCCATAGTATTTTATATTAGGGGTTACAGGTAATCCTCCATAAGTTTTGAGAGGTCATCGGTCTTTCCAGATTTGGAAAACCTAGCGTATGCGTCCTGTCTGTGGATATCCTGCTTTTTTACAGTAGGGGCTACGCTATTAGAACGAGGTTGGATGGGGGCTTTCTGAATCTGCGAGTGACCCCTCATAGATTCTCTGGCTCTGACTCCCCGAAGGTAGTCACCAATAACCATCTTGTAGTCAGGGAACTTCTTGATGTGAGGGAACGCACCAAGGAACTGTTCAGCAATCTGACGCTCCTTACTGGTCTTATCCTTCCACCACGGATATTCCTTGGCTACGAGGTTTTCAATTCCGTCTCTGGCCTGAATGTACTGATATCGCTGGGGTAGGCTAGTTTCAATCGCCTTCATAGCGTTGATTTTAATCTGCCTAACTTGAGCGGAGTCATAGTGCGTTTCATTGCCTTCCGCATCGGTAGCGGTGTAGCCATCAGCGTTCGCTTCAGCCCAATCACGAACAGACCTTGCTTGGGCAATCTCTGCCTCGATTTCTGCAACACTGTTCAAATCGGAATGGGGAACATCTGGAATTACTACTTCGCTTCTTTGCGGATTCGTGTTCTGCTTAAGGTCATCGACTTCCTTTCTCAGTCTAGCGATTTCGTCTTCTGCTTCTTTTCGCTTGGCTGTCAGTTTGTCGATTCTCTTCTGCACTCCACGAGAGACATCACTGTCATCTTCCTCGGACTGTGAATGAACTTCGTTGCCATCATTGTCGTAATCAGTGTTCGTTTCCGACTCACTGTCCGTATGCTGGGCTTCAGGCTGATTACTATCGTATTCGCCACCTTCCGTCTGTCCGCTAGGCTCTTCGTCGAACAGAATATTGTTTAGTCTACTGTTTAAGTCAGCCTGACTAGGATAGTTGCCATCCATTTGAGAACTGTTGTTGCTGGCTTCGTTCTCTGCTCCAGTTTGATTATCGTTTTCCATTAGATGAGGTCTAAAGTGCCTTTTGTAGGTCAGGGTTTTGACAGACTCCCAGAAACTGTTGTGTTCCTATTTGACACTCTTTTTACAAGTGTCAAGCGAAAGTAAAATTATTCTGGCGTTAGACCAGCCTGTACTCTGGCCTTCTTTCTTTCTTCAAGAAGCAACGCCTTAAAGTCGGTCATAGAATTGGCTCTTCCGCACTGATGAATGCGGGTTTCGCCAGAAATATCAGGGGCAATAGCCCTTTGGGTTTCGGCCTGAATGTTCAGGTCAATAATATACATAATGTGTTCCCACACTGCGTTTGTTTCAGAAAACGCAAAAGTACTAATGTTATAATCAGTATCCTTCATTGGACTGTTTCTGTGGTTCAGGCATACCTTCCTGTTGAATCTTATCTGAAACAGGGCTTACGCCAACTCTGCCAATTTGCTTGTTCTGCTGTTGCATAACAGACATCTGAAGGTTTTTAATGTAATTCTGCAACAGGGCTTGGAACATCGGGTCGGCCTGTTGAGCCTGTTGAGCCTTCATATTCTTTTGCATAATCTGTTGCAAATACATCATCTTAGTTTCCGCTGTCGGGTCATTCTCGACATAGGTAGGCTCGTTACCAAGCATCATCATACCAAGTTTAGTTTGGACATCCTCGTAAAGACGCTGAGACGCAGACTGAGGATTAAGGATGATTTCCTTGGCAGTATCAGGGCTAATGGCTTCAACAGCCTTTTGCACCAACTTAGCCTTGTCAATAATACCACCGCTGTCCATCGGAAGCACAAACTGAGCGATAGCCTGAAGTTTTTCAAGTACTAGGTCGCTGTACAGATTTCTGACATCAAACTTAACTTCAAAATCAAACTGGTTAGTAATATCATCTAGATTCTTAGGCAGGGAGATACCAGTGACTCTTTCAATTTCAACGATGTCCATATACTGAACGGAAAGTTGGAGCATCTGCGTATAGACTTCAGACCAAGCAGTAAGCCAGTTGTCCACGGAATTCTGCTGGAGCATCTGTGCAAGGGCTGGAGGAGTTTCTTCTCTGGTAAGACCAAAGTATCCAGCCGCATTCTTTTCAACCTGCTGAGTGACAAATTCAGCAATTGTAGGAGTACCCTTGGGCGGCTCCATCCACTTGTAGTCGTTGACATCAGAAACAGGGAGTAGCATCGCAGGGCCAATACGGCCTGTACCACCTACACGCCTCTTATACATCAATGGCGGCACAGTCTCAAAGGCCGTTCGGTCTCTCATCGAGTCGTGTTGAGCCTTAAGTTCTGCTTGGTCAGTTGATAGGATGTCGGTGATTCCTCGGCTTTCGTAGATGGCCTTGCGGATGTACTCCCTGCGAAGAACAACAAAAGGATATTTGCCGTGAGCATAACCCAATTTGCCGTGCTTCAAATATGTGTTGGAAGAAGCGTTCGGGCAAAACACAGTATAGTATGTGCAAGGATTACCCGCTTCGTTCAACTGTTTGTAATAAGCGTAGACAACCTCGATAAGGTTGTTTGTTCTAAGCCTGTAGTCTTGGTTAAGCCTGTTTGTCGGGATAATGTTAGGGTCTCTGTACCAAGTAAACATACCCTTTGTCTTGACCGCTTCTTCAACGCCACCCTCCATCCATTCATCCGTGTTAATCATAGCACGGACTTCCAGTTCGGTCATAAAGACCTTGCGGAAAACAACACGAGCCTTCTGAAGGTCGATGGTTTCGGGCGGGAAAGAAATCTCGTCATACGGCTTAAGCGTGGTGACAGTCGGAAGGTTCTTAATCAGAACTTCTTCATAAAGTGTAGTATAGCCCTGACCTCTAAGTTCTCTAACGGCCTTTTTGATAAAATTTTCAGTTTTATCAGGCATCAGGCTCATAATCAAAGAAACAGCGATGTCTTCCATTTCTTTGTCCGCAATGTAATTGGGAAGAGCCAAAAGCGGAGATTCTGGGTTTCCAGCGGCAATTTCATTAACGCTTTGGATAAGGTCTGAAATCGTGAACTTTTTCTCACGAGTACCCATTTCCTGCTCCCAACCAATATGCATTACAGCCCAACCAAACTGGTTAGCGTACTGACCCCAAAGTTCGGCTTCCTTTCGCATCTCCTGCTTCATTCTTCCTGAAGCCACATATTCAAGAAGCGTAGACATTGCACCAGCGTGAACTCCGTCTTCAATTGTTCTTCCAGACACACCAAGTTTAGCGGCCTTAAGAGCGTTCATCCAAAGAGCGGTCTGCTCGTTGATAATTCTATCAATCAGTCTAATTCTAGCATCAGACGCACCTTCAAACGGAAGAGCAGGGTCATCTTCGTCCCTGTTTGACGAAAACTTCTTGCCATCAGGGGTCTGTCCGTTCCAACGGCAAAATCTCAGGTCATCGTTATCGTTCAGTTCTGTGGTATTAGCACCAAAGAGGTAAGAGCGGTTAAGTTCGTGGACAAGTTCCTGAATGTTAGGCGTGTCAGAGCCGTAAAGCAGTTTGTCCTGAGATTGGTCTGAATTGTAATTATCCATTAATACGAGAAGGGCTTGTTAAGGGGGTGGTTTTTAACATCTATAAAGTCTGGGGACATTACAACCAAATAACGCAAACAATCGATGGGGTCTTTTGTAGCCCCCTTGTCTCCGTCAGCGTTTGTCCATTCTTTGAGGGAGTAAATCAAGTTTTGGCACTTGTCACTGACATAAAGTTTAGGCTGGTTGAGCGGAGATAGCGGCTGATTAATGTCATATGCCAACAGGTCATTAATCATTGCAACGCCTTGCTCGATTGCAACACCAGCGGCAGGTGCAAAATACATCGGGTCTTCACCCGAATCAAGCAGTTCAATAACAGATGTCCCGCCATCCTTACCTACTGCCTGTGTTGCACCAGCCCGAGGGTCGATGTAGCGTTCTAGTATCTCCTCGTTGCCCTCTAAAGTCTTAATGAGTTTCTTAATATCATCAATACCCATACCAGCACCATTGCGTTGAGCCATACCTTCCTTGCCGTCTGGCTTCTCTGAAGGCAACGCCCAATCCCCATACGAAATGTCTGGGAATTCACGATAAACATAAATATTACCTTCCTTGTCAACCCTAGCCCAAATCATAAACCAGTTTCTAGCCCCAGCAGGGTCAGTCACCATATAATTTGTACCCTCTTCTGGAATCATATCGTGTTTAACAATATGGTTGTCTCCAAACCTTGGGAATTGGTTACCTACTGTATTGTCAGCCCATCCGTAAGCACGGATTTTCTTTTCGTAGATATTTTTTCCTTCCAACTGTTTAACAAGTTCGTCAAAAGGATTATAAGGGTTAAGTTGAGAGTGAAACCAAATAGCCGCTCCATTGTTTCGATGGCACTGAGCCATATATGGCATATGGCCTTTAGGACAGCCGCCAACATAGTAAGTGTCCTTGTCAAGGATTGAAGCAGGAAGGGTTTTTGTAAATTTAGAACCAGCGACAAACTCCTTAACAACCTGAGAGTAACCAGCAATAGGAGTAAAGGTAATTGCCAGTTTTCCTCTGCGGGTAACAAGACGATAACGCAGGGTTTCAACCCAGTCCAGAGGCACAAGTTCATCGCACCAAATAAGGTCACATTCGCCACCTTCGATGACATCACGCTTCTGAGCGTAATTCATAAACACACATTGAGACCCATTGGGAAGAATAAAGGACTCTTCGGAGAATCCATTCTTCTGTGAGTATGCAATGTTAGTAACCTTGGTCTTTTTGCAATTTTTTAATTCTGGAGGCATATACTTCCAGACTACATTCTGTTGCATTTGGATGCTGGACTTTTGCGTTGTGTGCAAGCACCAGACCATCGCTTTCTCTTTGTTGATAAGCGTCTGAATTACACGCTTTGCCATCCATTCCGTTTTACCAGCACGATTACCACCAAGAACAAGGATTTCCTGCTTATCTTTTAGAAGAGAATCTGCGTCCTTCCAGTGGTCAGGCTCAAAGCCGTGACGATAAGGGTCTAACGATTCTGCTAGAATCTTGTCTTCTCTGAGTTCAAGAATTTCTGCCGTCTTCTCAATACCGACCTTCTCGACCAGCATCTTGATGTCGGGCATCTTGATGACTGGATGAGGAGTCGGTTTAAAAGACGATAGTTCGCTCATCAATAGCCCATTGCACCCATACTCATAACCGCTTTGGCATTCAGTAAGTTGATTTCATCGATTTCAGCCTGAGTAAGAGGTCTTCCTCTTTTCTTTGCTTCTGCTTCAATTTCTAGTTCAGCATTACGCTTTGCCATTGAAGACATCTTTTCTGGCATATTCCAAAGACCTGTCATTTCTGGAATGTATCTTCCAAGATAATTTCCTGCAAGTCTAAGACCACCACTTCCAGCAACAACATACGGACGGATTGTAGAATCAGAACCAAGAGCCTCTCTTATTGCGGTTGTGTATCCAGCGTCAGGAGGAGTAGGAACACCTTGCTTCTCTCTCTCCATCAAAGCAACTTCATCTCTGAATCTTTGAGGCATATTGTATGTCGTGTATCCAGCATCAGCCCAGAATAAAGGTCTTTGAACCCATTTGCTGTTAAGAATATCAAAAGCCTTTCCTCCAATTTTTTGTACAAATTCTCCAGCCTTCTGACCAGCAGTAAGAACTGGAGGAAGTTTGGTTTTGCCTTTTGCAATATTTTCAGCCGTGACAGTAATTGTTTCTGGCTTTCCAGCAACACTTCCAGTGTTAGGTCTGACATCAACTTTTGCAGATGGGTTTGCAAGAGCCGTATTCTTTACAGAATATCCAGAAGGTTCAAACGGACTAGAAATAGCCCTGACCATTTGCTGGGCTGTCATTCTTCTAGCAAGAGCAATTCTTTCTGCGTTTGTAAGCGAAGAAACACCACCCTTAATACCAAGGGTATTAGGCGTAACAGTTCCAAGCCTAGAGTTCGCACCTCTAGCCTTGCTAACTGTAGGTCTGTTTTTGTTTACAACAGTTTTTCCGTCTGCGGAAAACGGCTGGGCTTGTTTTGCATTAAGGCTTCTTACAAGTTTTGTTTCATCATCAACTGCTTTAACTACCTTTCTAAGGTTCTGGTAATAGTTGGATTGGGCTTTAGAAGTAAGATACTTTGCAGTTCCAAGGGCTGTCAATCCAGTGGCAATTTCTGGAGTGTAGCCCATATTATGAGCCTCCTTAAGTTTACTCATAATACCGCCCTCAGATTTAGCGGCACGATTAGCCGAAATTTCTGTCATTTGTTCATCTGCCTTTTTGGCAAGTTCAGCAATATCTGGGGGTAGTTCGTTTTCCATTATTTTCTAAGTCCTGTTCTGTAGGCGTGTAAAAGGTTTTCGCTAGGAGTGCAAGGCTCTAAGTTGGAAACAGAATTATTTTCCTTGTTACCATCTTTGTGGTTAATCTGTAACTCCGAGTGAGAATGTTCGTTCCAAAAAATGATTCCAAATGTAATAGCCACCAATTTGTGGGCGTTTATGTTATGCCTAAACCCATCGTTATACAACTTGTATTGAAGGTAGCCACCAGACACTTTGAACGGAGCAATAATTTTTTCTTTTAATTTTCTACCATCACTAGTAGTCTTGGCTAGAGCCTTGAGCCGTCCTAGGTTTGAAACTTCGTACAAACCTTTGAACTGTTCAATTGGTATTGGTTTCCATTCTTCCATAAAGTGGGGCCACAGGTCGGATTTGAACCGACAGCCTACAGTTTACAAAACTGTTGCACAACCATTGTGCTACTATGGCTTATTCGTAACTATACTGCCAAGGGACTTCTGCGTCAACTCCAGATTTAGAGTCAATAGCACTTCTATATCTTCTAATTGCCTCTAACTGAATGTCGGTAGGGTCAATAGTTCTGTCTAATGCAGAAAAACCAACTGCATCCGTTGCGTCACCAAGATATCTTGGATTAGTAATTCTGTCTCTAACAAGTTTTCTTCTTTCATTTAGTTTACTATCAAAAAGTCTATCAAGAACTCCAGCAATCCCTTCTCTTGGGTCTTTGTTTTTATAAATTTCTGCTAATTCTGCCCTTTTAATCGGAGTTTCCCATCTAACAAGCGGCTGACCAGCAATGTAAGGAATAATTAAATTGTTAATAAGCCCAGCGTTAAGATGTGCAGGTGCGTTAATTTCATAATCTGCGTCTTCAAAATCTTGAGCCATAGGTTCTTTTAAATCGTGCAAATCTCTACTACCTTGCATTTCCTGAAGGTAACCAGTTTGGTCAAAACGACTATTATCTCCTCCGTAAGGGAATCTTGTAAAATAATGAGGATTATATTTTAGTTCATCGCTAGCCCAATCTGCGGCTACCCCTTTTCTAAATTGATGAGACTTAGCAGTTGGCCCAATTGTAGGGTCTGAGTAAAACAAAGCGTCTGTGCCAATGATTTTTTGTGCAGACGGATAGTTGCTCCATCTTTCTGGCAAAAGAGGAGGAAAAGCAACCTGTTGTGGCTTTACCAAAAATTTAGGAATGTATTGTTCGTAGTTCATCGTTCGGAAGGAGTGTATCCTTCAAAGTAAAAATCTTGAAGGTCTACGCCTCCGTCTTCAGTTTTGTAAGGAATAACATAGATTCCCTTTTTGGCTTGGCCTTCTTTTACTATTCTTTCGTATTCAGTAAGAGGAATAATTCCATTGTTTTCGTAATCAAAGTTTTTGTTACCTTCCATATTCTTTTTGATACGCTCCATCATATCAGGAGTAAAGCCTTGATACTTTGCAGGTTTAAGAATTCCTTGTATCGCACTTTCAGGCACTCCAGCATTTATAAGTCTTTCATAATCTTGTTCGTGTTCTGTATCCGCATACGGATTCTTCATAAACGATTTCGTAAACTCTGGTACATAATCCTGTACAACTGCATCCCTCATTTTAAGAGGCATAAGCGGCACACCCTGATAAGAGATGTTAAGGAAGCCTGTCTTAGGGTCGTAAGAATCAATTGTATGCCCCTGTGGGCTTCTTTGACCTGCCTTAAGCCACCTTCCACCTAGCGAGTACATAGCCCCCGCTCCTGAGCCAACCATACCACCCCAAGAGGGAGGCACAGGTACTCCGTGTCTGTTCAAAATATCAATGTAATCTTTTTCGTTCATCGCTTTGTCTTGTTCGACCCGAAGGGTCGAACCGCTTTTGTCAACCAAATGAAGTCTAGAGGGTCGTATTCTTCCTCTTCCTCTTCATCTGGCTCAAACATTAGCATTTACCCTTCGGCTTGTGTTCCTTTTTTTCGTTTTTTTCGCCTTTCTCGTGGTCAAGAGGCTTAAACTTCGGGATTCCTAGTGACTTTTCTAGGTTCTTATACTCGTTTGCAGTCTTTGAGGGCTTTTTCATAGGATTTGTAAGGGGGTTTTCTGACGCAGTGTCTAAAATTCTTAGAATCAACAACCACATACGAATGCATCGAGTAGTTGGCGTTGTCCTTGCAGTTTACATTACATTTGTAGCCGATATCGTGTTCGACCATAATGAGCCGCTTGTTTTTGTACTTATTTCTAATAACTTTGCCAACCCACATCGTGCCGTTGACAGTATTGTTAAAATCATCCTTGGACATTACCTCAAGGTTAACATCATTTGAAACCTCCTCGTTCCATTTGGCTTTTACAGCCAGATATGTACGAAGATAGTAAATTCCGATATCAGTCCAGAAGATAGAACGCAGGTGTTCGGGTTTCTTAGAGTCTTCCCTGTACCACAGTGTGCCAAGTTCGTGTTTAGCCGCAAGGTTCTTACGAATAAGTTTAAACTCAGCCCTAGGAAGGCCAATTTCCTTTGATAGGTCGCTTTCCTTGATGTCCATATGCCTACCTTTCAAATGAAAATGGATATGTCAACCTAGTTATGTATAACCTATTCTATTCCCTGTTCTATCTGTAGGAAATCCATAGCACCCCCCTCGGGAAATACATTACACCCCCCTAGGAAATACATTTCCCCCTACCCATAACCCCAAAATAACAGTTTCCGCTTGACACACAGTATCATAAAGCCCCCTAATAACCCCCTAACACAGACTTATAGTGTGTCTTTTGGTAATAAAATGTGTGTGTGTTAATGCGTAAGGGACTCGGACAAAAAGAGCGGTGAGACCCCCGCCCCCCGCGTGAGCGAGGAGCGAGAGCGTCACCACTTATTACTTACAATGCCGTGCGTGTGTACGGATTACTTACCGCTGATAATGCGGCAGCAAGTCACGAGCACGAGCAGGCTGATGATGCCAATCACGCTTGGACAATCGCTTCAATGCGAGCGGCGAGAGCCTTACGCTTGTTAGTGAGATGCTGATACTTGCCGTAGAGTTTCATCAGCATCACGAACTTGCGATGCGTCCGAAACTCGCGGCGAGCACGAGCGGTGAGGTGCGGGGCGAGACGCACGGGGCGAGCCTTAATCACTTCGCACCTCCCTTCGACTTGTCGGCCTTGCACTTGATGCCGAGCGACTCCATCAGTGCGGCGATATTCTTGAGCCGCTTGCGATGCTGATTGAACACCGCATTGATATCGCTGGCCTTCACCTTGCACTTGAGCAAGGGAGTGGTCGCAACATAGACGGACGCACGAGCCGAAGTTTTCGCATCGGACTTGAGCACGGCCTTCTTGATGTCCTTCACACCGCTCACCGCTTCACGCACCATCTCCTCACCGACAGCGAGCCAGTTCACGAGCGACATCAAGTCCTTCGGCTTCACGCTATCGGCGAGCGTGTTGGCCTCGGTGACCTTGTTGACGATGGTGTTGATGGTTGCGGCCTTCACACCTTCGAGGTGAACGACCTTCTTCTGACGCACCGACTTCTTTTTCTTCGCCATAGGCGTTGATGTCTCGGAGTGTAATCGCTTCGCACTTCGCTCGCACGATGTTGGGTTGGCTCGCTGATACGATGATGGCGATGAGCGAACGCTCACACTTGGATAGACCACCAGCAACTACACTTCCTTCGACATAAATATTCTGTCGATTCACTTTGCATCCGTAAATTGAAAGCGGCTGGCCTGTTGCCAAGCCAACCGCCTGTTGAGGTTTCTTCGCTGACACCTTTGGCGAGCGAATGACCTTTTGTATGATTTGAGATTACTTGCGGATAATCTTAAACATAGCGACCAACCAGATGCCTACTGCGATTACTTCAGGCAGACTCGGCATCAGGCTTGGTCTCACGAACGAAGAGAGGCTTACGCACCTTCAGCCTCTCGATTGTATCTTTGATGTCCCGCATATTCTTGGTAATGAACACCCTATGATAGTATGCGTCCCACTTGGTGCGTGAGAGATGCGTCACATTGGTGGTCAGACCCCAATAGGTCACGACATCGTTCAACTGAATGCGATACGCAGTGTCACCCTCCCAGATAGACGGAGATGTATGATGGAGGTCGATGAGAGCGATGCGTCTAGCACACTCAATCAACTTCTCATCGGTCATCTCGCCAGTCAGGTCGTGCTGTAACAACATCTGATACCAGATGAATACTTCAGCACGAGGATGCCAGTACAGTTGCGGCTTATCGTCACCATCTCGCTTGGTCGAATACTCGATGAGCGAGCGGTCAATGCTGTCGGGGAACTTGAAGTTGAGGCTCATAGGATTACCACCAGCAGGAGTAGTACACCTCGTAGCCTTCATCGAGCATCTTGAGAGACTTATCGATGAAGGTGTGGTCGTTGAGTATGTCCTCGTGTCTGGATTCACCCCAGAAGAAGCCTTGGCCTCGTTCTGCGTATGCGTTGCCGTTGACTTGGAGATGCATACGCAATGACAACAAGTCATCACGCTCAATCTTGAGCGGGATAAGATTGAAGACATCCATACCGCCCTTGCGGACATACAGGTCTTCCATCCACTTGTTGAGGTCAGCGTGCTTACGCCAATGGGCGATGGACACAGTGCCATCTCTTAAGGCGTTCAACTCTTCGTCCGTGAGTTCTCGCTCGGTGATGTGAACGAGGTGTGCGACCTCTGGGGTCACAGCGAATGATTTCTGGTCGAGTCCCATAGTGATAGGCGGGACGCACCACCTTGCGATGATGCGTCCCTGTGTATCAGTTGTCCTTACCCGCTGGGGTCACCAGCGAGAGGAACTCGTTCTCGTTGACAGATGCACCACGAAGACTGGTCACGATGTTATGACCAGAGCGTTGCGTCATCTCGTACTTGGCGATGCCATAGTTGTGCGTGAGCACCTGCGTATGGGCATTGTACAAGTTCCAGATGTTGCGACCCTCGTCTTCACGATAGGACGGCCTAGCCCACACATCGGTGACGGCCTTGGCGAAACGCTCGGCATAGATGCCACGCTTCGTAAGGTTATCGATGATGGTGTAGCCCTGCTGTTGCGTAACATTGATGCGAGCCATATTAGCCCACACATTGTTAAGTTCAGCCCACTCGGACATCGCCTGTTGCAACACCTGATTGACGAAGGCGGGAGACACATTGGTAGTGTGTCGCACGGACATCGACAGGTCTTGCTTGAACGAGGTCATACCATTGAGGCAGACCAGACGAACAGCACCAACGCTGATGGACGATTTGCTCGTGCCATCGAACGAGTTGCGAGCGATGATACGCAGAGCCACAGTATCGCCCTTCGCCACGATAGCGGTACGAGTGTTGAACTCATATTCGATATGTGAGCGAGCACCCCAGCGAGTGACGATAGCGTCACGCTTGGTGTACGACAGGCCGATATCACGGAAGCCATTCTCGATGGAGTCAGTGAATGCGGAGTTCTGCACGATGCCATAACGCTCGGATGTGACTCCGATAATGACACCAGTATCAGTACGCTGATTACCCCACGCATTGGCAGGCTTGCCATCCGCTGTGTAGAGCGGGACAGACTTGACGATGTAGTTGTGGGCATTCTGACCAGAAGAAATCTTCTGGCCGTAGGAGCGAGCCACTTGGGTCTCGCTCTCGTATTGCTGACGGAGTTTAGAGAGGTCAGCACTCTCGATGTCGTGAGACATATGCGTTGTGTTTTGTTTGGGTTATGTGCTACTAGGCGTTGCCACCTTGGGCGGCGGCTTCGCTTTTCGCACAAATGGTTACTGGGCAGAGATGGCGTTCAGGAGTGCGTCCACCTCGTGTTCGGATTGGCAGTTAGCGTTGATGACGCTGAACAGCCTGTTGGAAACGCCTAGGTCAACCTTACGCCACGCTTTCGAGCCAGCGGAGATGGCGAACATAATGTTGCCACTCGTAGGAGCGATGAAGAATGGGTATTGGTCAGGCGTGATGCTCTCGGGGATTTCGAGAGCCTTGACGAGTTCAGCCACTCGCTCGGCAGAAACTTTCTTACTCACGACTGCACCTCCTTGGCGTTGGCGACAGCGGCTTTGTAAGACTGCTCAAGCAGGTCAGCGAGCGATGACTTCACAGCGTGAAGCACAAAGCCGTTGAACCACTCATCGTAGGTCGCACCGAACTTGGACTGCAACTGCTCACGGATGAGTGCATCGACCTTGTGTTCGATTTCGTCATCGATGGCGTTGCGACAGTTGTCCTCCTCGGTATCACGAGCGGCATACAGCGTATCCTTGAAGATACGAGCAATGTCCTCCTTCAACTTGGAGTCGAACCAGTCACGCTTGAGTTCGTCAGCGACCATATCGGACAGGTCAGCACGAGTGACTAGGTCATCCTCTGACATATGCTCTGACTTGAGCATCATATCGTCGAAGTCGTAATCGCCCTTGGTGACTAGGTCGTTATCGGAGATGATAGACTCCCAGTCCATCTTCTCGGATGCCTTCTCTGCGACTCTGTCCCAGTCGAGACAGTCACGCAGAGTATAGTCCCAGTCCTTATCATCGATGACACGCTCGACAGTGTCCTCCACGATGGAGGAATTGCCGATGGTATCTTCGACAGCGGACTCGATGTTGTCGCTCAACACTTCCTCTGCGATTGCAGATACAGCAGTCTTGAACGCCTTGCCTGTTACGAGGAAAGGTTTGTCCAGCGACAGCGTGTCGGACTTGTTAGCGGCTTCCAGTTCTTCGATACGCTTGGTGAGCGTAGCGACCTCTTGTTGCTGACGAGCGAACTCGCCAGCGTTGGTCAGCACGAATGCCAACCCTTTGAACCAACCAATGATGTTACTCATTATGTT